TCAGGGCTCGCGCTTTATTTCAAATTCTTTATATAATGCATGAGCCTTCTTTTTCCTCTCTTCAATTAATGGGGCGTAAACACAATGATAGTATTCAGATGTAACTTTCTTTAATCTTTCAGCGACATCTAAAAGTAAATTATTTGCTATCATGAAACTGGCAAGATTTACTCTAAACTTAGTTATAGAATTTTTTTTGGTTATCGGATTAACAACATAGGAATATTCATACTTTTCGAGTTCAGAAATATGAAAACTTCCAGCCGCGGCTTCGAGTATCGATTCATCTAAAAATTCATCATGTAGGCGCTGCCCTCCTCTCATCAGTGGCAAGAGGTCAACTCCAATCTCTGAAGAGATTAACGCAACCAATTGCCATGTAACTTTCTCATTTTCTGTTTTCTCAGCATATAGGCACATTTTTTTTATTTTACTAATAATAAAATCGCACACTTTATTCAGTTCAGCTTCTGCAATAGCCGCCAGACCTAACCTTTCGAAATATTCGATGGATATATATTTCTGGAAGGCATCTTTATCTATGTAATGTAAAAAAGTCAAAACATTATCGAATTTATCATTAGACAATAAGTTTTCTGTAATCGAATCGTAAAATTGTTTTTTTATTTCTTTGGGAAGGTTGCTTATTGTATAAGCGGCATGATATTCCTGTACTGACTTATGGAGAAATACATACCGGTCTAAACCATCCTGCTGAATTAAACAAGTAATATTAATGATATCATCTACAAACGCTTCGTATTGTTTTACATCGAAACTAGCAGCGCTTAAGGATTTTTTCGCATATTTGGTAAGTGATAATGTGTCAAATTCAAAAACTTCATCTCTCATCGAAAAATAGCACAAGGCAGAAAAACACCATAGCGAATCATCTGTGTTAAGCGTTGATTTACGTTCACGAGCCCAAGATTTCATCCTATCATGTTTAAGATAAAGTGTAATGTAAAGCTTGTTATAAAACTCAACAACGTTACTGGGTAACTCATCCCAATATGGATAGCATACATATAAAAGGTTTATCAAGATGGGTGTTTTGAGAGTTTCTTTGAGTTGTGGGTTGTCTCTAATTACACTTGATAATTCAACAAATTCAGATTGATTTGATAATACTTTTAATATTCCTAGTTGACTTTCCTCGTCCAACTCTTTAACTAATAGGTTACTAATGGATGTCTCTCTGCACACTTCAGTTTCTGGACGGCTTGTAACTATAACGGGGCAATTATATCGTATATTCAACTCTGTTATCTGAGAAAGCATTTCGTACCTTGAGTTAGCTTTTACTTCATCGAACCCATCAAGCATTAAAACAATCTTTCCGGATTGTAGAAGCAATTCAACATGATTGTTGGTACGATTTATATCAACACCGAGTGACTCAAGTGTTGATTTAAAATATTCTATCAATGTCCCTTTTTCAATTCTTCTTAACTCTATAAAAAAAGGGATTCTGTTATTTAATCTAATTTCATTTTGAAATAACTTTCTTAGTATGGTGCTTTTACCTTGGCCTGCGATACCAATAATATTTAAAATCCGTGAGTGTGTTATGATGCACTCATTGTCAACTATGAATTCATCTTTATTTGATACGTTTACAATTGTTAACGGGAAGTAGATATCATCAAGCAAGATATCATGTTCTCGTTGGTGGAGCGTTCTCATGCGTAGCGCATTAGACACATGTTTCTCTATATATTTAGACCTTATTTCAGGTTGGTCTAATTGTTCAATTATCCCAATGGCCTCCTCTGTCCCTTTAAGCCATCTAGAAGAGAGGAGTTTCTCGGTCATGACTTTTACCGCTTCGCCTGTACCACTAATAACTATTTGATTAAGTAATGGGTCCATGTTTTTTTCTCATCAATATTTTTTTTTACCATACATGAATCATGGGAGAATTTAAACCTATTATTGAAAAATATTTGCAACTGCCACATCGTCCAACACCTTACCATATCTTGGCACAAGCACTTTCTCCGTAATTTTTACAAATTCATTTCTGCTGCCCTGTTAAATTAGTGCGGTACATGCTTTCTTTGTTTACTGAGAATTCCACGATAAAATATCCATTTTCTATCTGTTGAACAATCCGTGTGATAAGACCGGAGTAAAAGAGTTTATCGAAAGTTAGGCCCCCTCTACATAGAATGATGCTGAACACGGAACAAACGCGGTTACACCCCTCAGTCCGGGTTGTATAGCTGGAACGTTCGCTCATCGCCTTCCTGCGTTGAGACATCACGGAAGGCCGTCACATAATGCTCTATCCACTCGTTAGCTTGGCGAGGTGACCATATCCAGTTAACTTTTGCGAATTCACGAATAAACCCGGAGGTTGTCACTGCACGGCGACCATTTGGCTCAATAACTATTGCGTGACGCCAGGCCTTTTCGAAATCTGAGTTCCGCGGCATAATTTCACTCTCACAATAACTATATTTATGCACAGTATTATTTTTCAGAAATTTGATCAATGCTTTTTATAGCTATTGATTAAGCGCACCGGTACTGTGACAATTAATTTGTTTATTCATTTCCATTAAATCAGAAAGCTGCTTTCTAAGCTCCTGCACTGACGAAACAAGATCAGCAATGATGGCTACATAGTCCACGTTCATTACCTGAAACTTTTCCCCATCGATCTCCTGTTCACATCCCATGAAGGTGTAAGTTGTGTCCACGGTGTCAGCCTGCTGCGCGATAAATCCCCTGCGTCGCCGGTTTTCTCCTTTCATCTGATACTCGCACACCCCTAACCTTCCAACGCGCTGCAGCGCATTTTGAGGAGCTTCCGTAAAACCCTCTTTCAGCCGCACGTCTGATCCAGTGGTCATGACATCCCCCTTCGGGGTGGAGACGGCACCGCCAGAGCGGAAGGTCCACGCGTCCGTCCTGCCGAACCCATCCATGTACAGAACGATCCGGTGCTCAGTGCCTACGTACTCCTCAAGGTAGAATCCCCCCCACGCTCCTGATGTGTCCCCGTTTCCTCCGCGCCCTGATATGCGGGACCGAACTCTGCCCCCGGAAACTAACGAGCCAATGGCAGGGGAACCGAAGTCGCTCCGCTGCGACACACAGTCATAGCGACACTGTATCCAGCTGCCGATGTCGGCCGCTTGCCCCACCCGCAGGTCTCTGTCTACCCGTAGATGGCTCCCCTGCACACTCAGCTGGTCTGCAGCGGTGGTGATGAGGCGTGCGGTGTAGTCGTTAGCACTTTTGTTATGGTGAAAATCGATGTACGGAGTGCCCATCGACAGCTCTAACGCCTGGGAATACAGCTTGCCCTTTGCCGTATTATCGAAACCACCACCGACAACCAAATCTCCGGGCAACGTCGTCTGGTTATTGGTGCCAATAACGAGGATGTCATCAAAGGTGTCTGCCGGTGATACAGTGGTCGCTCTTGAACGCTGAACCCTGAACGGTGTTCCCGAGCCAACGGCAATCGTCCCGCCTTGCCCCTGTTTTTTGAGCAGAGCCAGATCTGAGTTCTTACCGAGAATAAAACCGGCATTATCGCTGGTTATAACCTGCGAGCCGTCGAGTTTGTTTCCTCCGGTGAGTTTTGCCAGCGCATTAAGATCCGATGCTTTCGCCATCCCGGCTATCGCCGGCACGGTCACCTGCTTTCCTGTGATCGGGTCAGTCAGGGTAATATTGCCGCTGCCGGTCAGGGCCATCGACCAGCCCTCCACGACACTACGCCAGAATGCAAACGCGCTGGCCAGCTGGTTAGCAAACGACGAGGTGCTGGCGGTTTCAGCGGTAATAATGCCGTAACTGGCACCGGAAAATGCGGTGGTGATATTCCTGGTCAGCGTCAGTTGCGTGTCGCTGTCCACGGATTTGATCGCATACAGGTCAGCACTACCGCTGCGGTAGACCACCAGAATCGACCCGGGCAGTATCCCCAGCGCCACCTGTGACCATTTTGTTGTCGCACCTGTCACCCGTGCCTTCGACGCTGCACCCGTGACGGTGCCGACTTCATACATCGCCATAATAAAGTTGCTCCTGGATGGTTTTCCCTGGAAAAACAAAAGGCCCCTTACGGGGCCTCTGTTAGCTAAATGAACTGCTGTCCGTCCGAAATGCGGTTGCGGTGATGTTCTCGACTGTGCAGGTGTAATCAATCGCGGCATTTCGACCTGTAGCCTTGATAAAGAAGCCGACATTGTTGTAGTCAGCATCCAGGCGCGCGGCAAACCGCAATTCAAAGGCCGTGGTGCCGCCTGTGATATTACCGGCATCGACGAAGATACGGCGGATTACCTCCTGCCCACCAATGTTGAACGTAATATCAGAGGTATACCCCAGGCCACTGCCCGTCCCATAGGTCTGGCACACCAGGGTGCAGGCCAGAACCACTGTCATGCTATACCCCCTGTTCTGATACGCACCGTTCCGCTGTACCGTCTGGTTGCGGCGGAAAGTCAGGCTGTCGTAACTTTTGGCCACCGCAATGTCACCAATGAACGAATCCGCCTGGACAGTGCCACGGAACACGCCGCTATTCGCTTCAACCCTGCCACGGACGATCACGTTATTAAACTGCGAAGAGCCATCCTTAGCGATACGCCAGCCGCGTGACCCGTCAACAAAGTCATTCGAGCGGATCTCGTTGCCGATCTTCGCGTTCGTGATGGAACCGTCCGCGATTTTGGTTGAGGTCAGGGAACTGTTTTTGATACGTGCCGTATCGATATACAGTTCATTGCCTTCGGCAACCATCACCGGAACAGCCGTCGCATTATTACGGTTAAACAGCGAGAAGCGGTCGGCGTAGAGGATCATGTCGCTCGTTTCACCATTGCTGCCCAGCGTAATCCCCGCGCCAACCTTCTTCCCGTTAACCGTCTCAACCTTCATCGACCACAGAGAACTCACCGTACCATTCACAGCGGCCACGGTTTTGGCGGTATTCTGAACGGAAGCACTGAGATCCCCGACACTGGATGTCAGGGTCGTCTGCTGCGTTGCCAGCGCCTCCAGTGCCGTTGCATGCGTCTGCTGGGTACTGGTGATACTGGCCACCGATTTAATCGTGTTGTCCAGCGTCGTCTGGTTTTTGATGTTGGCGGCCGCCTGCGCGTCAATCTGCGACTGAAGCGAGGTATTCAGACTGGCCTGTGTGTTCTGGCTGTCGCTCAGCGTCTTCGCCATGTTATCGACGCGGGAGTTGGCATTATCCACTTTCGTGGCCAGTGCCGCCTGCTGCTGCGCCTGGGCGGTGATTTTCCCTTCGGCATCCGTTACGCGAGCCGTCAGACCGCTTACGGCACTCGCCGTCGCGTCAGAGGCATCCTGTGCCGTTTTCGCATCGGTAACATCCGTGATAACCAGATCGTCGATATACAGCGAATAACCGGGGGTGCCGCTGCCGGAGGCGCCACGGGTGGAGATCCAGACCACCGCGCGTGTTCTGCCACCCCCGTTGTTACTGGCAATACCCGTAAATTTCACCCACTTATCACGCGCACCAAGAGCGGCTTCGCTGACAGTGACCGCCGACTGCCAGGAGTTTTGACCAGCAGCATTCAGTGAGTTGATACCGACCAGCGTTGTCCACCCGGAGGAGGGTTTCTGATCCGACGGCATCATGGCCCAGAACTCAAACCGGAACTTCGCATCCTCACGGACTGACTGCCAGCTCCCAAGCTGTTTATCGCTGTTGCCGTTATTGTTCGCCCCCCGGCTCACCTGCAGGCTCTTATTGCCGGTGAATTTCTGCGACTCCACCACAACGGCGGTGCCTCTCCCGCCCAGCACATGACCATCTCCGTAGCTTTCGAACGTACCGTCAACCCACGGATTAGCTCCCTGAGTGCGGATGGTATTGATGGTGCTGGTCAGCGACGTGATGCTCTGCGACTGGCTGGTGATGGTGTTTTCCACCTGGCTTACGCGACCGGTCAGTGAACTCACCGCGGACGTGTCGGCCTTTTTACTCACCGTATCGTTTGTCGACCTGAGGCTGTTCTCCAGCGCCGTTACCGAGGAACTCAGGGAGTCAATATTACCCCCCTGGGCCTTCACTGTGTTCTGGAGCGTGGTAATTGCCGACGCGTTCGCATCAGCCTTCATCATCACACCGCCGGCGGCGCCCAGTCCCATCATTACCCCGTTCACAAACTCGACTGAGGTCGAAATGTGGGCAGTGGCGTCACCACCGGTTGGCGCACGCAGTTCCAGACCATCGCCCGGCCTCATGCCTTTGCGGCCAAGGAGAATATAGGCACCACGATACGGCAGGGAGTTGACGACTTCGGATGTACCACCAAGAGATTCCAGAGCAGACAATATCTTACCTCGGTTGCCAGATGGCTCATCGAATGTCAGGACGCAAACGTAAGTGCCACTGGCCAACGCCTCGATATCAGCCGACATCGTGGCACCATTATTCGCGCTGCCAAAGACATCGTATGTTTTGGATGTCGCAATCACCGTTGATCCGTTGCTGTGTTTTGCAAAAGTGACCAGTGCCCAGCTGCGACCAGGGGTAAACAGGTTTTTGCCGCTTTCATCAAAAACCCCAGGAGTTACGCTGTTGCCATTCCCCCGTGCAGTGACAGTAAACACAGTGCGACGGTTCATCGAGGCCTGCAGGCTGGTAATGCTACTGTTCGCCGCGGTTAAATCGCCCCCCTGAGATGTCACCGTGTTCCGGAGATCCTGCAATGCAGAAGCATCAGCCTTCCTGGCAATGTTGTTCTGAGCTGTCGATAACCTGTTTTCCAACGATGTGGTGCGATTTCCGATAGAGCTAATGGAAGTGCCTTGCTGATTCACTTTCGTTGTCAGCGAATCCACAGCCGACGCACTGGCGCTATCAGACGGAGACTCGTTCCAGTCGGAAACAACGTTACCTACCTCAAACTTCGGACTGTTGATGTACACCGTCTGGTCTTTGGAGGTATTGCTCTCGATACGGCACAGAATCAGGCGCTTCGTGCCCGTGGTAGGTGTCTGTTTCCACTTAACCCAATAACGGGCCCATGAAGTGGTCAGCGTGAACTGCGCACGACCATCAGTGTTGTTACCTTTCGCACCCTGGCTGGTCTCGATAGACGTTGTGGTGTTCGGATTGTAGAAGAGCGCCGTCATCGTCTGGCCAGCAACGCCGCCTTTCGCATAGAAGCTGTAAACGTACTCCCCTGCATCGACCGGCGACTCAAGCGTGATTTCCCGCAAATCCCTGTAACCGGCGCCGGCTTTTACAGTTGCGCTAATTACCGCGTTACCACGATACGTATCGCTGACAACGTTCGACCAGCCGGTCATATCGCCGGAGTTCTTGATCAGGTTTGTACCCCCGACAGAAATTGCATCAACCTTGTTGTTCAGATTCGTGACAGAAGAACTCGTTGAGTTAATGTCTTTTTCGGTCTGGGTAACACGGTTGGTCAGTGCCGTCAGAGCATTAGCGTCTGCTTTATTGCTGACGTTATTATTAGTCGTCGCCAGGTCATTTATCAGTTTAGTGATGCTGTTACCCTGACTGTTGATCTGGCCGCCCTGTTGGGATACGGTCGAGTTCAGTGTCGAAATCGCATTAGCGTTAGCATCTGCTGTACTTTGCGCATTGTAGGCATCAGTCACTTCGGTAATGACCAGGTCATCAATGAGGAATGAGTTACCCGCCTTAACGCTGCTAACGTTAGGAATAGAAATCCTGACCATTGCCCGCTTAATACCGCTCTTCGTTGATTTCAGGTAACCAGAAACCTTCGTCCATTGAGTTGAAGAGAGATCCTTTGCCGCTTTGGTAACTGCCGGCCACTGCCAGGAGTTGTCCTGATACTGGAGCGATAAGCCGACGGAAATCTGCACGTTCCCGGCCATAGCGGTACTCCTGGAATCCAGCTTAACCCAGCATTCCATATAGAAGACTGCGTTATCGCGAACCTGGAATCCGCTGAAAATGTGGGTGTCAGTGTTGTCAGTTGCATTGGCATTGTAGTCATTCGGACGCGTCACACGAATGCATTTATTGCCGCCATGCGAGTCGTCAGTGGTCACGATGGCACGGTTATTCGCCAGATTGTGACCAACCGCGTAACTTTCAAAAGTGCCATCAGGAAGCAGATTAGCGCCGCGTTTGGATTGCTGGCTCAGAGAGCTGCTGAGCGACGTAATGTTGCTGTTCGCCGCCGTCAGACCGGACTCCGTCTTCTCCACTCGTCCGGTTAGGGAGTTCATCGCCGTCTGATCCGCTTTGCTGGCCACATTCGCGTCTGTCTGCGTCAGCGCATTCCGGAGCTGGGTGATGCTCTGCGAATTGCTGACCACATCGTTGCCAATCTGGCTGACATTCGAGCTGAGTACGCCGGCTGCGTTTGCCAGCGCGGAAACACCGAGACCGGAGTACATCTCAGCAACCTTGTCTGACAGCTTCAGTCCCAGGTTGATATACGCCTGGCCAGCCCACTGATTCACCAGAAACTCAACTGTGTTCCAGCCGGCTTTCAGATCAAAACTGACGGTAGTCCAGCTGGCGTTTCCCCAGGCAACCTGAACGCCATTTACAAATACAGCACCGGTATCATCAAAAACCCTGTTACCGGGCGTCATTGTGATGGTGGTATCGGCCGCCACTTTCACCTGGCAGGAATACAGCGCGATCAGATAGCTCCCGGCGGACGTAAAGTCCAGTCTGGTCGCGTCGGCCACCTCATCCACGACCACTGGCGCCACGGCGCGAATATCGCTGAATGACGGGACTGTCACGGCGTTAGCCAGCTGCACAGGATAGATCCGACGGGACCAGCTATTCGGCTGGCCATTGACCAGCTGATTCGACAGGCGGGTGATACTGTCAGTATTGCTGCGAATATCCCGCCCGTTCTGCTCCACCTGCTGCGTTAAGGCAGTGACCGCAGCCGCTTCGGCTTTCTTCACCAGCGCGGAATTTGTCGTGCCCAAATCGCTCGTCAGTTTTGTGATGGACTGACCCTGGCTGGTTATCCTGTCGCCCTGACGGGTAACAACAGACTGCAGCCCGCTCAGCGCCTCATTCGTACCAGCCAGGCCCGTTTCCGTCTGGCCCACCCGGTTAGTGAGTGATGTTAACGCGGCGCCCTGCGATGTCAGCGTGGCGCCCTGTTGCTCAACTTTCTGCGTCAGGGACGTCAGCGCGGTCGCATCGGCTTTTTTCCCGAGGCTGGTTTCCAGACCACCGATACGGCTCGCCTGCGCGCGCTGCTCTGTCGTCAGAGAACTCAGTTCACCAGAAACAGCAGCTTTGTTGTCGTTAAACTGCGTCTGAAGGGACTCTCTGGCCTTAACTTCCGCCTGGATGGCGGTAACGCGCGCCGTTTTTTCCTGGTATAGCAGCCCGGAGGTGACTTTCTCCAGATCGCTGCCATCATAGGAGCCACGCATCTGCGCCGCCAGCGTGCTGCGTGCCTGTGCTTCGGAGGTCAGCGCGTTACTCAGCGTACTGCGCACATCCTGCAGAGCCGCCGTACTGGCGCCGGGTGCTGGCCGGCCAACGGCGATCCAGTCGAATTCGATAAAGTTGCTGGCATCCTGCTGGTTCGTCAGGTCCAGGCGAATACGATCAATGTTCCCTGTCCACGGAATATCACGCACCGTCAGGGTTGCCACCCCATCGGCATATTCCGGCTCAGCAACAATGTATCGCTTCGTGTTATTAAAGTTTTCGCCGGCAGACACCCAACGGATCTCACCCGCCCAGACTGGTTTGCCGGTTTTACGAAAGCGCAGCATGATGAAGCGGTACGCTGCACCATCGACAGCCAGACCGCCGGGAGAGGTAATGTACGGATCGGTGGCGCTGTCCGCAGGGCGTAACCAGCCATCCCGGGACACACCCGGTACGCCGGCGCTGCCGGTCCAGCCCTCGGTCGTCTGACTGTTGAAATGCCAGATAACCTGCGAATCGAACTGGATATTGGCGCCGGCAGCGAGGCTGGACATTTCCCGCGCCAGATTTTCATCGGCACTCTTCATTACCTGAGTCAGGCTCTCGATACTCGCCTCAATCCCCTGCGTTGCCGCCAGCAGTTCATCAGCAGCCTGTGCCGCCTTCGCGTTAATATCTGCGATACGATCCGCAGTTTCCTGCTTAACCGCATTGGTTAACGTGGTGTTGACCTGAGACAACGACTGCTTCAGGCCATTCTCGGCAGTTTTAATCTGCGCATTCAATGCGGCATCGCCGTCGGCAAGCGACTTGCTCAAAACTGCTATCTGCTGATTCACATCAGCAGTGATGCTTTTCGCCGATGCATCAATATTCTGGCTGACCTGCTTCGCCTGATCTGCGGCTTCCTGACGCAGAGCTTCAGCGGTCTGCTCCAGTTCCTGCTGCGTATTGCGGATACCTTCCTGCGTTTCGCTAATGGTGCGCTGCGTTTCCTCCCAGGCAGCCGTATCCTTGATCGCGTCGGTCAGGTTTTCGTAGTAGTCATCAAAGTTATCGCTGGCCATCCCCTGGACCCAGCCGGTCCACGGGCTTTCATTGCCAAGACGATCCACAAGGCGCGCCCGGTACCAGAATTCGGCGCCCATACTGAGGCCCATCTGCTGATAGCTTTTCCCCGGATAGGCCACGTCTGATAACGGCATTGGCGCACTGCCGTCCTGGTTTTTGCTGTACTGCAGTTCCGTGCGCAGCGTATCCCCGGAGCCGGTCGGGAACTCCCAGCTAACCTGGACCCCATGAACCAGCGAACGGGTTGCCAGCGCCAGCGGTGCCCGCGGCTCGCCGACCTTGCCGGTCAGGGTTTTCTCTTCGGAATACGCCCAGCCGCTCGAGATCTCCGCCGCATTGATCGCACGGACGCGAACCAGGTAACGACCGGCATAAATGCCGCTGACCTCAAACGAGGTGGTCGAGCTGCGCGGCACATTAATCCAGTTCCCGTCGTTACGGCGCCACTGCGCCTCGTAGGCAATAGCACCGCTGACCGCTGACCAGTTAACCTGCATCGTTTCGACGCTGATCCCCTGATTCACGACCGAGCGGGATGTGATGACAATATCGTCAGGAGGTGACTGGTTGCCCGCCGGCAATACGCTAACCGGGCGTTGGTCGATAATAGCGCCGGTATCGATGCGGGCGAATTTATCCGGGTCATGTGCTACGCCGGTGATCGTGAGGGTGGCATCGTTGTTCTCTTTTACCCCTGTAACCCAGTACTGCTGCAGGAAGAGGTCATCGGATTCAATGGCCCAGACGCATTCCCGTTCCGGCGTCTCACTGTACGCCGTTGTGACCGTAATCTGCCGGCGTCCATTAACAGCCTGAATGGTCCGGCTCTGTGAGATCCCTGATGGCAGGTTTAGCTGGAGGCGGTCGCCAGGTTTGGCATCCACATCACGATCCAGCGTAATCACCCGGCCATTCACCGCGCTGATTCGCCCGCCGTTGACCCGTCCGGCCAGCAACTCATCCGCCAGGGCAATGATATAACCGGGTTGAGGAATGCGACCGTCCAGCCCCACATCAATTTCGACCATGCGGTCCTTATTGTTGGTCAGTATGCCCCACAGTCCCTTACGGTGGGCTTCGCTCTGGCGCGTACAGCCAATCGCGGTCATTTCGAGCTGGTTAAAACTGTAGCGGGAAACCAGTTCAGGGATAAACGCAGGCTCCATCGCATCAGCATAAGCATTATCCGGATCAGACCAGGAAACCAGGGCGTTGGTGTACCGAACCTGGCTGCTGCTGCTCGAATAACGGGGTTTGCCGACAATATTGGCGCGCGTATAAGTAAAATCGACATCACGCGGCATATCAGCCAGCACAACAATCTGCTCACCGTTCCAGCAGGTCATGCCCCGGAAGATGGCGGCAAAATCTCGCAGCACGGTGTAAGCATCGTTGCGTTCCTGGACATAGACGTTACAGGTATAGCGCGGCTCCATGCCGTCACCACCGCGCCCGTCAGGAACCAGCTGATCGCAGTACTGTGCAATCTGGTACAACGTCCATTTCGAAATATTGGCGCTGCTCAGACGATTACCGAGACCAAAACGGTCAGCGATAACAATGTCGTAATAGATCCAGGCCGGGTTATCCGTCCAGGCCCATTTAAACCCGCCGGTCCAGACGCCGGTATATTCGCGGGTTTCCGGATTGTAGTTATCCGGCACCCGGATCACGCGCCCACGCGGCTCACAGGAAATTTGCGGAATGGAGCCATTAAACTGGCTGGAGTCGAACTCGATATAAAGCAGTGCGGTGTTGGGATAACGCAGCTTCGCGTCAATCACTTCGGTATAGCTCTGCAGCGTCATCACGTCGCCAGTTTTGACACTGTTTGCATCCGGAGAGATTTTACGCAGACGTAGCGTCCAAGTACTGCCGGCCTGGGGCAGATCAATACGATGGCTCCGCTCATAACCGGTGGTGGTTTTACCCGAGACAGCGGTTTCCAGCACCGTCTGCCAGGCGCCGCCGTCGGTCTGCAGGTCAATCGCATACCTGACGGTATTGCCCACCACGTCGCCGTCATCTTCCTGTTTCATCAGGGACGGCCATTTCAGACGAAAACGAACGGCAGAAAGCTGGGTATTAGTAAAGGTATGGGTCCAGGCTGTCTTGCTGGAAACTTCCAATCCCACACTGATTTCATTTTCAGTACCGGGAATACCCTGAATATAAGTCTGAGCCTGCGTGCCGGGGCGAAATTCCCAGGACACGCCACTGAAGTTTTGCGAACCATCAGCATTTTCAAGCGGGGTGCCATCAAGATAAATATCTTTACCGGTTAAACCACCTGCAAATTCACCCTCACCTAATGCGAGCAGAATTTTGGCTTTCGCAACGGACTGTAAATCATCCGGCTGTTCCGTCGGTGTACGCTGCTTTGAGCCGCCACCCTTGCGCCCTTTAATGATGTTATTTGCCATATTACGCCCATAAAAAAAGCCACCGCAAGGTGGCCTGAACTGGATGGTTTACTGAATAAAATTTATTGCTGATCTTCTGTGTAAATACCGGCAGATATAATGGCGCCGCCAATTCGGCGTTTGCCATAAAGCAAAGGGACCGGATATCCCTGAGAGGCAGTATTCGTCACGCCCCCAAAGGCGTAGGATGCTTTATTGTCAGCGGATTCTTTTCGTGCCAGGCCTGCTGGCTGTGGGGAAAGCATCTGAACGACGCCGCCGAGCATCATTGATGCTCCTGTACTATAAAGATATGGTGCGGCCGCATTAGCCGGAGTGAATGTGGAAATGACCCCCACAACAACAAGGACTGCACCGAGAATAGTTTGTAAAAGCCCCGCCTTTTTACTCCCGATAACAACCGGCGTTATCCGTATCACGTCACCCTTCACAGGAAAACCAAGATCATCCAGCCCTATATTTTTTTCATCCTGAAATATCGCATAGGTTAATCCACGGTCTTCGCTGGTGATCATGAACTTTTCAAATCCAGGAATTGTTTTTGCCAGCGCCACCACCGCCTCTTTAGTGGTGGAAATAAGTCGGTGATGAATTTTCCCAAACCGTTTCCCCAACGGCCCGTTCAGTTCAATTCGCATCATAACTTCATGCATTATCCCGCTCCCAAACTTACCGTGAGGTTCATTAACATAGTGAAAAATACCTGACGATTTTCATTGTTCTTTCCTGCCAGTACCCGCCATAGGGCACGCGCTGACTCAGGTGACCATACAAATGGTGAAGTAGCATGTTCCCTTCCAGCAAAATCCCGGCGTGGTTCCACTTATCCGCCTGCACCTGCATGATAACCATATCACCCGGTTGCGGTGGACCATCAAACTCACGGAACCCGCATTCATACCAGCAGTCCTGATAAAAATTATCGGGATACTCCTTTTCCCACCACGGATAGTCGACGCGGTAATCGTGCAGCTCGATGCCGTGGGTTTGCCGAAAATAGCTCATCACCAGGCCCCAGCAATCGTAGTGGCCCAGCACGAATGGTCGCTCGAGGAGCGGCAACTCACCACGCGGGTGAATGGTACGGAGATCGCCTTCTGGCCAGCTGATAATATGCCAGGGGAGAAGGGTCGTGTCGCATTGCGCTTTATCCAGTTCGCTCGGCTGGGTGGTGGCATCAGGATGGCTGTGAACAATACCGGTGATCGCTCCCCATTCCTCAACCTCCGCATAATCCTCCGGCGCCAGCACAAAATTATCTTTCGACTCTGTGGCCAGGTTCCGGCAGGGGAAATAACGCTCCGCCCGGCCCCTCTGGGCGACAAGGCCGCAGGCCTCGCGCGGATATTCTGCGGCGGCGTGTTCCTGGATGGCCTTAATCGTTTTCTGACGCATATCAGCTCCTGATTAATGAGGTGCCAGGGAACCCGCCAAACGGCAGTTCACTATTCTCACCATGACGTAATTTGCAGGCCGTGAGCGTGCCGGGGCAGACATCCTGCGACGGGTCATCAACTGGCTGATTGTTCCTGTCAAAATACCGGGTGCCAGCATAATCGCACCCGTTACCACTGCGGTACTGATTGCGAATACACCAGCAGCAAATCGCATGCAGCTGGCGAGTGGGGATCATCATCCCCTGCAGGGCAAACGGGCTGGAGAGAGTAAATTCCACCTTCTCATCGTCTTCATAATGCTTTACGTCGATGAAGAAAAGGCGCCGTTTCTCCTGTGTCGGATCAGCTGAAGCATTCCCGTCCGGAAAGTTCTTCGCATCGAGATACTGTTTTTGCGTATCGTGGATGACAACCCGCGCCAGAGCCAGATCGTCGTAATGAAGACAGAGCGCGGAAATCGAACCATCAATGTTGCCTACCCTCAGTGTCGGCTGCGCGTCGCTTCCTGAAGTCGAGGATTCGATCCCCTCTAATTCACAAGGCCATGCTTTATATTCGATGCCCTGCCACCAGATGCTTTTGGCCGGTAGCTTCGATTCATCGCCACCAGCAGCCACAATTTCCGCTTCGGTATGGGGTATGTTATATCCGTGAAAATATAAAATATCACCCATATTAAAAGCACTTCCGTCAATTTCGAATAGCCGGATTTCATCTCCCGGCTCCAGTTTCTGATAATCAGCGTGAAGACTCATGGTACGAATGCCTGTTCAAACGTTGCAGTAATGGTGATGACTTTCTTTCCCTGAATAACTTTTTGCAGGCTGTCGGCCTGAACCCGCCACAACGCTAATTCACCACTTGGCGGTTTAAAAGAAAACGCCTTGGTTTTGTGACGACGCAAAAATTTATAAATTTCCAGAGCAGTATCCGGGTCGCCAGAAAAAGAGAACTCATAACTCAGTGTTTCATTATTTATGCCGTTCCCGGATACCTGTGCATAGCCATCACCAAATTGAACCCTCCGGATATTATCTTTGCTTTTTAACGTAGGTTGACTGGCTGCCTGAATACGCCAGGCGAATGTTTCAATTGCCATAATATTACCTCCGGTTAGTTGCATTCCAGATAAGTCCACCCGGACGCAGCGCTTTGGCTATCCCATCCTGCACGGATCGATTTACAACCTGCTGATAAGCTTTTCCGACAGAATCAGAATTACTCTGCTGCAGATTGTTTCCAGTCTGCTGTGTTGTCACGCTGACAGGCGCATAGACATTCACGCCGCCTGCGAATACACCTGCAGGCGCACCACCAGCACCAACATACCCGCCTGAAGCATAACCACGCATCATCCGGTACAGGTTGCTCACGCCGATGCGGCTGGTTGCCTCTTTGGTGAAAACGAATTCGCCGCGGTGGACAACCCCCGCGGGCTCGTACTTACCACCATGCCCGGTATAACCGCCACCATCAAAGCCAGAGGGACGATAGGAAGGAACGGCAAAAGACTGACCAGAATTTGAAGAACTGCTCCCGCCGCTGATCCACCCCATTGCAGCCTGAAAGGTGTAGGCCACAATAAGCTGATCGATGACCTGAGCGATCATCTTCAGAATGGATGTGGTGAATTCCTTAAAACTCGCTTTGCCGGTGGTATTGAGCAATGTCAGCTGATTTGCCAGCCCCCCGAAGGTAGCCTGGGATATTTGTTGAACAGAGGAAAATACATTAGTGGCGGAATCCTGATACTCTGCCCAGCCCTGTTTGGCGCCGGCCAGCCAGTTACCGCGCAATGCGTCCTCGGCTTCATAGGTGGCTTGCTGTTCCTCCAGCACCTTGCGCTGCGCATCAGGATTGAAGGCGTACGTTTCACTCAGCTTTTCAAGCGTGCTTCTTCTGTTCGCTTCCCTGCCGGAAAGTCCGTCGGCCTGAGCCTTGATCCCCGCCCGGATCGCACTCTGCTGCTGAGCGAATTTATTGGCCTGATCTGCCAGATTATTCAGCTTCTGCTGCCGGGCGACCTTATCACCGAGATCTGCCAGCTGACGTTTGTATTCCAGGGTTTCGTTTTTGTGGGCCAGCAGTGATTTTTCCTGGGCGGAGAGCTGGCGGCGGCCGGCCGCTTCCTGCAAAACAGCATACTGATTTTCTGCCTGCCAGAGATCCCGACGTTGCTTACTGATCACGTCGTTGACGTCTGTATGCTGCTGGAGGGTTTTCAACTGAGCCTGCAGGGTCAGTAATTCGGCCTGGGCACCTTCCTCTGCTTTACTCCCGGCGGGTGTTGTGTACTGCCTCCCTTTCGGGGTTTTAGGGTCTTTGTACCTGGCATCAATACTTGCGCGGATTTTTTCTATATCGCTGGCTGTCCAGCGGGTGGCAATCCCATCGATCGCATCTTGCTTGTTTTTCTCAACGAGCTTATTAAATTCGGCCAGGGCGCGAGCCCGTCTTTCTGCTGGCTTGAGGCCTGCTTCCAGAAGTTGATTAAACTGCTGCTGGTTCCTGATGGCTTGCTGTTGTTGTTCGTTACGCAGCTTCTCGCGTGCCGCGGCTAAACCTTCCTTAGCGTATGCTTTATCGGCCTCATCATAAGTTTGTTTCAGCAACTCAGCACGTTGAGTGGCAATACGCAAACGTTCTGCATCAGCCTTAATGAGGGGGTTATTACCGGAATAGTTGGGATCGACGTTTAGATTGGCGGCCAGTTGACGGCGTTCTTTTTCCGCGGCCTGCCATTCTGCAAAAGCCCCCTGCCGCTTCATGGCAGCATCAGGATTACGACCAATGCCCATCATGGCATCCCAGGCGCCGCTGGCGGCATTTTTAACCCAGTTCCACGCCGTTTCCAGCGTTCCCAGGTTGTCCTTTACTGCATTTGCGCGCTGGATAACAGCATCTGAATATGCGCGCATCGCGAGCTCGGCAGCGCGTTGAGAATCGCCCATCGCCTGAGCAGCTGAAATCTGCTCAAACTGACTTGCGGTCAGAAAATGCAGAGATTCATTCAGCGTTGCGACCGCATTAACCGGATCTTCTTTTAGCCGCTTAAACTGGTTAATGGTTTCATCCACAGCCTGGCCGGTAGCCTGTTGAAGCCTCGCAGCCACATTGGCAATCCGTTCGACGTCGGCGCCGCCGAATACCCCGCTTCCCACAACCTGCGCTAATACGGCTGCCGCGGCGTGCTGAGTGACTCCATTTCCTGAGATGTTCCGTGCCAGCGCCTGCAGTTGTCCCGAGGTTTTACCGGCATAGTTCCCGGTGAGAATGAGCTGTTTGTTAAACTCCTCGGCTTCCTTCCCGCCCTCGTACCACACCTTTCCCAGCAGAACGACGGATGCGGCTATGCCACCGACCACGCCAGCGATCCCCAGTCCGCGTAGCGTCATCATTTTTTCGAGCCACCCGGCCTGATTCGCCAGGGTTATCCCGGAGCCACGCAGAGCGCCGAAGTTGCCCCGCATTAACTCTCCAGCCAGAACACCAAGCTCCCGACGTGCGCCGGCGCTCTCGAAACCAAGGCTGTGCGTTGCGACCTTTGCCGCTTCCAGTTTGCGGATATAAACTTCAGCAGCATCGCTGGCGCCTACCTGCGCGGCTTTCATTCTCAGCAGCTCAGTGCCAGATAGTTTTTGTTCGACCACCTGGGCCTTAAGCTGGCGAAGAAATTTTTGGCGAGCCTGGTTCGCTTTTTCCTCAACCTGCTGGAGTTCTTTCTGCCGTGCCGTAGTGCGGGAAATCAGGGAGAGATAATCACCCTGAGTGATGTTCCCCTGCGCGCGGGCCTTGCGGAATTGTTCCTGTACACTGGCCAGCGACCGTGTTTCACCACTGAGGGATCGAACGCCATCTATCTGCCGAAAGAACGATTCCGCCAGCGCATCCTGCCGCCGCGCCAGCGCCTCTGCCTGAGCGTCGTTCTCCCGATAACGCTGGTTTAACCCGGTGACGCGCTGGTAAGTCTCATCGACCGATTTGGAGACCCGCTGCAATTCGTTCTGAAGCCCGGCGGCGGCATCCGCCTGCCGCCTCTGCATATCGGACACGGCGCCGGCACCGGCATCGCAGGTCGTTTTAAGCGCGGTGATTTGCGCCTCTGCCGCACTGCGCATGCGCGTCTGCACTTTTTCCGACTCATTCGCCACACCGGACAGTTGCCCCTTAATCCTGGCAATCTGTTCGGTGAATGTGGCGCTGTCGACATCCAGGTTAATGACAAGGTCGCTAATCTGCTGGGCCATATCTGGTGCCTCCTGTAATTCCCTCCGCGGCCAGCATCATGGCTTCATCGTCCTGTATATTATCCGCTGCAGCCTCAGCGGAGGGAGACAGCAGGCTGAAGTGTGCAGGGGTGATGTCCGGATCCCGGTATAAGAAGGTTGAAATGGTGTAAAGCAGCCCGGAGAAGTGGGCATCGAGCTGCGCGTCCTGAAAAAAACGCTCCCGGTAAAAGTGATGCCAGTCGCCCAGCTCGGAGGACGTCATGCCAGCAAGCATGGCGCGCCAGTCAGGTCGCCCGAACTCACGCGCCAGCTTCAGGACAAAATCAAGCTCGCTGGCTAGGGCTTTTCCGCTGTAACAGGTTCATCACCCAGCACGGTGGTATCAATATCTTCATCCGTAGATTGCTCTTCTTCGGCAACCGGTGCCAGCATGCCGGAGAGCAGCTTGATCTGCATTTCCGCTTTGCCAATCGCTTCCGGCGGCCAGGTACTCATCACCTGCTGGTGGAGCTCCTCTTCAGAGGGCCCTTTAGGATCGTTATGCCAGAGCGAGAGCGCAATCAGGCGCGCGCCTGCGCGGATACTCATACTGACCAGCCCGGCGGACATTTTCTGGTCATCCACGTCATCAGAAATGGCGGATAAGGCTTTTTCTTCTGCGGCCAGATATTCGAGATAAGTAATGCGCTGCAATGCCGACAATTCGGTGATCGGCACCGTAGCGCCGTTATGGGTAAATTCGTCTTTTTTCAGAAACATGCTCATTCCTCTGTTATCAGGAAGCCGTCACGGTGGTTTTGCAGGTCGCCACAAAATTACCGTCATTACTCATGACAATAATGTCGGCAGCACCAGGTGCCACGCCGGTGACGATCAGAGATTTGCCACTCACGACCACCTTCGCTTTCGAGCTATCCGAGGTCGCTGCGCGGAACGACTGCATCGACGCGCTGGCAGGCAGGAAAGTAACATTTAGCGTTGTGGTGGTGCCGACTGCCACGCTGGCCGTTGCCTTATCGAGTTTGATCCCGGTCACCGCGATCGGCGGATTACCGCTTTCTTCCGCCAGTTCAGGTTTCCCGGTATTGGTGATTTTGGCTGTACGGGTGATCACTTCCTTCGCGGGAATGGCTTTACCCAGGCTACTGCACCACCCTTTGAACACATCCACGGTGCCATTCGGGTATTTAATTTTGTAGGCCCGCACATCGCCATCGACAAACCAGGCCACCAGCGACTTTTGCCCCTCTTCCCCTGGCTTCCAGGCCAGGGTTAAAGACGTATCACCTGCCGATTTTGCCCCCTGCGCTGTCGCAGTCCAGTCTGCGTTTTCATCGTCAAGGTAGGTGTCATCGTAGGACTCCGCCGTCATTTCGCCCGGCGTCAGTTCCTTAATTTTCGCCAGGCGCTGCCAGTCAGCATCGGAAAGCGGGTTAGCGTAGGGGTTCCCCGTTCCGGTATACAGCCAGAGCGTGGTACCAGCCCCTTTTACCGGGGCCATTGGATTAGGAGTTGCCATAAAATTCCTTATCTAAAATAAGTGAGGGTATAGGTCAGATCGACCGATCCCCAGGTGGCCATTTCGTCATCACGCTGGTAGTCGTAGCCCATGGGGATCATCGTTTCGATTAAGGGAAATAGCGCCGGGATAGTTTCAAGAGCCGGATACACCTTCTCTTCCATCCACGCATCCAGCGCGCTATCCGGCGTGGTGGATTTCAGAAATACCTCGATATGAAGGACTGCTTGCCAGCTATCCTCATCCAGGCTTTCTCCCGTGTATTCGGCATCCGTCAGATAGACTGCGAGCGCCGGTAGATCCTGCTCTTCCAGAAAGACAGGGCGTCCGTCAAACCATGTCACACGGTCCGGAATGGACGTCTTTAACTGGTCCAGAACAGCAAGACGAATAGCGGTGTGTTTGCTCATCGCTTCAGGTGGATCCTCAGTTGATTTTTCAGCGCGGACGACAGCTCCTTCGGCATGTCACTGTCGATAAGCTGCTTTGATATAGCGGTGAAGTTTTGGGTTAACGGGGTTTCGAGAGGAACTTTCACAACATCAATCGGGTAGCGGGATTTACCCAGACGGTGCATCACCTGCCACCGCCCGTTCGCAAGCTGCTGGATAAATGCATTTTTGAAAATGTACGGTCCAATACGAAGCACACTCCCGCGCCCGCGTTTTTCGCCTTTTCGCCTCGAAAGCTGCACCCGTGCAGCACCCAGTTTGATTGCAGGCAGGTTCCCTCTGTTAATACGAATGACCGCCACCAGACGATCAGGTTTCGCGCGCTTAAGACGCGACCGCTGCCGGACCAGCCTCACCGGCAACCCTTTTTTGCGGTTATCACCAACCGTTGCTTCTTTCGCCACCTTGCGGCTACCTTGCGTAATTGTTCGCCCGGCAACCCGGTTAAGCGCCTGCGCGGTAGCCGTCGGTACCATCAGTCGGCTCAGACTGTTCAGATTCTGGATAGCACGCTCAAGACCTTTCAGAGACATGATTCACTCCAGCCAGATTTGAGGCTTTCCGTTAAAAAACTGATAGCGGGTAACGATCCAGTCTTTACCGTCATATTCCACGGCATCGTTTCTGGCGGGCCGATAACCAGCAGCAAACACGACCAGCACCGTGGCGGCTCCGGAAAGTGCGCCCATCTCCTCCAGCAACTCAGCAGGCACGACGTCAACGCTTATGCCGTTAATGACCGCTTCCTTGCCCATTTTTTTGAGGGTGGCGGCATCCATCCGGGCCGCCATCTTGTCGAAAGGGTTAGGCATTGATCTTGACGTCAATGACGGTACTGTTTGCGCCCGCATCTTCCCAGGCAACCCCAGCAAAAACTGCGCCTGTTGCTTCCAGCTGTACCTTGCCCGCCTTGAAATACACCTTCTTTCCCGCTTTAATTTCATCAGCGGGCAGCTTCGGCAGCTGGAATACCCCTTCAGTAAGACCATCGCCAGTATCGCCGCCGGGAATATCAGTGATCGCGATAGCAATCAGCTCACCGACAACAACAGCTGCCCCACTCAGAATCGGTTCCTGTCCGGCATTAACCAGATGAATCGTCTTTCCTTCCTGCACAAAGTTTTTAGCCATAACATCTCCTGGCAGCCCCGCAGGGCTGATTTCAGGTATAAAAAAAGCCCTGATGGGCTAATGAGATATGAGTTGGCAGAGAATTACTTGCCAGTTGATTTCGCCAGGCCGCGGAAGTCTAACGGCGCAACACCCGCATCGATACGCACCTTCGTGGCGATCCCGTCGGTATTGAAACCTTCCTGCTGGTCAATGTAAGGCGTGTCAACACCATTCAGATAAGCTACTTCGATGGTATCGGTGCCTTTCGCAGCGGCCAGGTACCAGGCGTTCGGATCCTTGTCATCCAGCCGTGCTTCAGCAATCACTTCGGCAAAGTTCTGGATAGGGTTAATGATCCCGGCGTTAATATCTGCGCCCTTAACGCTTGCCGATTTAATGGTCTGACTGGCAATCGTTTCGAGCCCTACCGGCACCAGCATGTAAGCTGGACGAATATTCAGCGATCGTTCCCCTTCTTTCTGCAGGCGCATCAGTTTGCGGGCATCATCAATGCTCGAAACAGAAATGGCGCCAGAGGAGAGGTTTTTGTGATCGGCATGGAACAGCGGTTTGCCGTCGGACAGTTTCGGGTTATCCAGCAGAATCGCATATACCAAATCACCAATGGTAGCTTTCGCAGCACGTCCCATTTTCGCCGGGACGTCAGTCAATGCGTTCAGATCATCGTTGATAATCGCCTGGCGGGTAATTGAGAAAATTTCCCCATAGGTAGCCAGTGCGATCGTTTCGCCTTTATCGCCCGTGGTCACATATTTATATTCAGCCCCTTCGCGAACCTTGCGGAGGGAGTTAAAACCGCCCATTCCAACGCGGTGAGCAGTTTTAAAATCAGACAACTGACCTTTCTTCGTCCACAGATCAAAGGTCTCTGCTGCCTCATCCCACCCCTGCAGAAGCGCCTTATTCGCCACGTCGAGCAGAATATTGCCAAAATCAGAGGTACTGTGAGTCAATGCCAGGCCAACCATCTGCATCGGATTGTAACTGGCGACCCCGATACCGCGTTCCGTCAGTGCCATACGCGCATACTCACGTAGCGTCATCCCGTTGTACACGTTATCGCGCTCCTGATTTTCATACCCTGCACGGGCCATCAGCGCCTGGCGGATGCCATCGCCAACAAAATTCCCGTTCCCGGCATAAATGTGCGGCTGTTCGTTTTTGTTCGATGGAGTAGCAGCCTTGCCCAGAGCAGCCAGCAGAACATCTTTCGCCTGCTCCACAGTGCAATCGGGGTCCGCAATACACTGGTTTTGCAGCTCCTGGTGCTTACCGCCGAACATAGCAAACAGATCATTAATCCCGTTCACACGGTTACGCTGTTCGGCATAAACCTGCGCCCGGATAGCATTCTCATCCACAGCGGCAGGCTGAGGGGCGGTAGGTTGGTGTGCCTGAGGTTGTGGTACAGGCTGCTGCGGTTCGCACTGGGTCGAATTACGCGGCGGGGTGACCATATTACGAATGCTGTTTGGCATTTTTTCAAATTCCTCAATACGTTTTGAATGAATACAGGCCATTGCCTGAAGGGATGGGATCACCTGGTCAGCAAAACCCATGGCAAGGCATTCAGCGCCATCCAGCCAGGTTTCGTCTTCCAGCATTGCGGCAATCTCATCAGAGGTTTTTCCGGTTTTTGCTGCATAGGCGGGGATTAAGACCGATTCAACTTTATCCAGCAAATCAGCGTAGTCGCGCATGTCGTTGGCATCGCCGCCGGCAAAGCCCCATGGCTTATGGATCATCATCATGGTGTTTTCCGGCATGATGACCGGATTACCCACCATTGCGATGACAGAAGCCATGGAGGCAGCCAGGCCATCTATGTGAACGGTGATTGCGGCACCGTGATGTTTCAGGGCATTAAAAATGGCGATGCCATCAAAGACATCGCCACCAGGCGAGTTAATGTGAAGATTAATATGGCTGACATCACCCAGCGCTTTAAGGTCGTTAACAAACTGTTTGGCCGTCACTCCCCAATAACCAATTTCGTCATAGATATAGATATCCGCTTCGTTGTTGGCGCTCGCCTTCATACGGAACCACGTATTACTTTTTACGCTTGCTTTCGGACGTTGAAGCGTCCAGTTCTTTGGCATCGGCACTGGTGCCTCCTCTGTCATTGGCAGGATCAGTATCAAATATCAGCCCCTGCTCACGGTTTTCATCGATTTCGGCCTTCCGGCGTGCTTTCACATCATCGGGATGACGCCCGCTGGCACGAACCCAGTCTGATTCCGTCGCAGCGCCACCGCGTATTTGAGCCTTCCAGGCATTAGCCTCCTTGACGGGATCAATCCATGGCATGACCGGGCCGGAATACACAGCGGTGTATAAGGACTCAATATCCAGCCCGCGTGGTAACGTGATTTGGCCGCTGGCGACAGCCATCTTCAGCCAGGCGCGATACATCGGACGTGTCACGGCGCCAATAAACCAGTCCTGGAGAATGAGATATCCGTCTGTCGATTCCACCAGCTCCTGCCGCTGAGCACTGTAAGTGCCGTTATAGTTTCTGGCGGTACTGGAAAAACTCAGACGGCTGCCCGCGGACACAGCTCGCAGCTGGCCGTTGCGGAAGGTTTCAAGATTGGGATTCGGGCGATCGGATTTGACCATGCCGATATCCTCGCCGGGCAGCAGGTCGTCGTAGATAATGCCGGGCTGAATATTCAGCTCACGATCATCATCCTTACCGGCGTTTTCATCCCAGCTTTGCCCATCCCCTTTTTTGATATACATCCCAAGGGCGGCGGCGATGCGTGCTGCAGTCAGTTCAGCATCTTCGTATTCTTTCAGAGCACTGAGTCGCATAAGAACGCCGGACAAAAGCGACGTTCCGCGCGTCTGATGCAGCCGGCGGACAAACTTCAGGTGGAGCATGTTTTCCGCATCAACCCGTTTCGTTTCCAGTTGCCTGCCAGAGACCGGCAGGCTTTTATAAACCAGATAGCCCTTTGGCCTGCCCCAGTTATCGGTATATACCCCCTGATTTAGCTTGTCTGACTCGTTGCTGGTCTGGGGAACAAAATCAGCCTCAAGCGCTTCCAGCCAGAACGGCACCCCGGCGGTAGGCGTCAGGCCATTGCCTGTGCCGCTGACGATCTGTGCAAAAACCTCCCCGTCGCGCAACCAGCTGCGTAACATCAGGCGCTCCAGCATGGGGCGGGTAAACTGATGGGTCACTTCCGGTCGAATAGACCATTCCCCCCATTTCTGCCGGATATCCGCCGCCAGCTTTTTAGCGATCTTGCCATTCTTGAGCTTCGGATGCGGCTCCACGATAATCCCGCTTTTACCTACCACCCGCTCTTCAAGCTTATCGAAAATGCCAATCACTAAATCGTGGTTATTATCAAGCCACCTCGCCTGCTCACGGAGAGAGACGGCCCCCATCTTGCTGAGCTGGTCAGCGGAACGATTCTCTCTTCGGGCTTTGTGGGTGCGGGTGGGCTTAACGGCTTCATATGCCTGTATCATGGCGCGGGATCTTAGCCTCGCAGCCTTCCAGCCGGGAGAAATGACACCTATCGCATCATCAAGTAAAGACATTAAAACCTCGCCAGTTTGTAGCCAGGCCGCCCCCGGCGCTGATTATTCAGGGAAGTAAGACGCCGCTCCCACTCCTGCCGCCCTTTACGGATTTCGGACAGGTTTTCCATGGTCATTTCCTGACCGTTAAATTTGATGGATTTGCCATCCAGTACCGCCATCTCCGCTTCGGCATAGCGCTGGATCATGGCCTCAATATCACTTTTATTCATAACCAGCCTCCTGAGGTGGCCCATGGGTTAGCATCATCAGTTACGGTTTTTTTGCGTTTGCGCTTTTTGGTCTGGACCGGCGCTGGCGCCGGGGGTGCTTCTTCGCCAGTTTCCGGCGGCACGTTCTCCATCCACGTTTCCCGCCGCGCCCAGTCAGGCGCATCAGGCCATTTAATTTTTTCGTATCCGCGAAGGATAACCAGCGCATCAGCGTAAACCAGCAGGTCAAAAGCTTCGTTGGCGCCGCGACCCGGCTTGCTCCATTTGCCATCAGAATCACGCTCCTCGTAAGTCAGTTCGTCGTAAAACCAGCTCCCCAGCCACTTCGGGAAATGGATGTAATTCGGCCCCGGTGTTTCGCGCCACAAGGCATTGTTTACCCGGTCTTTGAGGTCATTGGTTTGCAGCAGATATAGCGGGACATCCCCAGCGGCTTTCGCCCGGCGCGCCGAACGGCCGGTGTTATCTGGCAGGGATTGGGTGATCAGCTTTTCGCGTCGATGACCGTCACCTTTAAACAGGTAAACATTCCGGCCAATTCCCTCCCGACGGCATTTACGCCAGAATCGGTAGGCATTATCGGTGACACCATCCTCACCGCCGGAATCGACTGCCATTGCCATCAGGCGCATACACCGGCGGGGATCGGATGCCATTCGCCACGTCTTGTAAAAGACATCGGTCAGCAGCAGATCCCAGTCCTCCGGGTAACTGGCTGGATCGATGGGCAGGCTTTCGCCGTTAGCGTCGCACCGGAGTGACTGGCGGATGTTATAACGGTCCACCAGCCACCGTTCGCCCATGCTTCCGTAGCCAGTGACCTGAACGACAAAGCGGCGATTACGTCCCCCCTGAACGTCAACCGTTGCCACCAGGAAACAAACACCATCAGGCACAAAACGTTTCGGGACATCCTCGGCCCGCTGTTCGAGCAGTTCGCTTTTACGCTGTTCGGTACTCGCCCGCGGCAGATAAGGGCGACCAAAGTCAGTGTTAACGACCGTTTTTAGTGTTTCTTCGCTATGGGTTTTTTCGTATTCCTGTTCAGCCGCCAGATATTTATAAATTAGCTGTGACCAGGTCTGGTAAGCAGCTGCTGGCCCTTCCATCCAGAAAGAAGCAATGCGTGACCGCCGCCCCTCCCCTGTAATGTTTCCATCCCGATCAATTGACTGCCCGTCACGTAGCCAGACGCTTTTCATGTTCAGCTCGCGCTTCATCGCAGGAAGCACTTTTCCTTTGCAGGCCGGGCATTGCAGATAGGCCGCTTCGCTGGCTGTGACCAGGTCCGTCGTGTCACGGTAGCCAGTCATGTTGGCAACTTCAGGCTGAAAATATTCCCCACAATGCGGGCAAGGCCAGTAAAGCCGCCGGCGGTCCCCGCGGTTATACAGTGACAACACGCCCGTTGTAGGCGGTGCTTCATGGGGTGAACTCTGCCGCCATTTCGTATCGAGAATGTCGCGGCCAGGTGAGCTTTCGACCAGGGTCATCCCCGATGACATAAATGTGGTGGTACGTTTGGAGGCAAGCGAGAATCCGTCCCCCTCCCCGTCGATGTCCTCCGGGAAGCGGTCGTAGTCGGTGAGAGCAACAAATTTATAGTCCGACGAGGACATAATATTGACTGAAGGCCAGCCTAGCTTCAGATAGTTACCTGCACGGAATGTGCGATCGTGAACGTTGTTATCGTTACGGCGAGGGCTCAGTCTTGATTTAACCTGCGGGCTGCAACGGAATGTGCGATCAAGACGCTTTTTTGAATGTTCGCGCGCTTTCTCTTCGGAGACCTGGATTACCAGCATATCAGCCGGGTCACAAACGATGCTGTATACAATCCAGCCATCAATCAGGCCAATAGTCTTACCCGTTCGTGCCGGGCCGACAAACACCACAGCATCATACTCGCGTGACGCCAGGCAATTCATTGGCTCGATAACATAAGGGGCCAGATTAGGATCCCACGGGACCGAGTTACCGGCGCCCATTGGCACACGCATATACTCGGCCACCGCGTCGGCAACCAGCATGCGGCGTGGCGCGCGTAAAATTCCGGAGACATCCCGACGGATCCCCCTGGCGGATGCCCGCTTTGCCATCAGTCCTCCTCTGGCTCATCCTCCTCTGCTTCGGCTTCCATGACCTTCTGGGCCATCTGGTCGCGCAAATCGTCAATCACACTTTGAACACGGGAAACCGCTGCAGGTGGAAGCGCACAATCGCGCTCGAGTACATCAGGGAGGGTTTCCAGCACCATCACTACAGCTTTTGCCATTACTGAAAACTCCCTGGCAACTTCATCTGCCGGGATCAGTTGCCCCGTATCCTGCTCAAACTTGATCCGCTCGTTCTCTGCTTTCCAGTGCGCCAGCCTGTCAGCCGGCGGCATGTCCTCAAGATTTGTTGAAACCGTGGGGATCATTAACTCAGCCAGAACGTCGGTAACTAAATACAGTTTTAGTTTGCTGTTGCTGCCTGGCGCCGGCTCAACATTTTTCAGCCTGGCGGCCACTGTCTGACGGTGGACATTGGTTATGCCCGCCAGCTGATTGATATTCAGCTTCAGAGAAGCGATTTCCTGATCCATGATGGTGAACACTTTTTAACCGTTTCGACATCATTGCAAAACAGGCATCAATAAAATCAACAACCTGTGCAAATGATGATGATGACCATGGATCCAGAAAACCAGCCGATTCCCGCGAGCGCGCCGCCCCGTGGAAGGCCACCCCGCCGGGAGGACCCATTAGATAATGATTATCGTTTGTAATTGCTGGGCAATTATCGAGGCCGCTCATTGAACGACCTCTGTGAATGCTCATCTTTCGGGCGTACTGCCATCGGCCTGCAGTACACTTTCTGGTAGCCGTTCAGCTAATGGCTGATTCTCGAAAACCTTCATCCCAAACTGACCGATCCAGGTGCTAACTGAGTTGATGTTCCCTGCAATGAAGTCGGTCACCTCGGCGATCAATCCTTTAACGACGACATCCGTGCTCTGACGCCAGTAATTCTCAATCGCGACCAGCAACGGATCGGAACCATTACTGACAGATTGTTCACCTACGCTATACGTTTTTTTCTTCACGCTATCGGTTATACATCGCAGCTGGCTGGTCTGGACGGCTCCAACCTCTGCTGCAATTACCTGCATCGTCAACGTAGCCACTTTGTTCCCGTCTGCATCAGCGCTGGATGCATAGAACATGGAGAGCGTTAGATCCGTGCGTTTATACATCATTGCTTACCTCCCCTACGATGGCGGGAACGACGACCGCCGGGAAACGGAGATTGTTGATCCTGTACCAGCTCACCCACTAAAGGTTCCTGAGCCGACTCAGCAGCCGGTGCCGGTGCAATATCATGCGCAATCGTCAGTTTCAGCAGTGGGCTGCCGCCCTGGACATGCTCAAAATGGATGCCATGCACGGCTTCATTCATTCGTGACTGACCATCAGTCTCCAGAACGGTCAAAACGCCATCAACGTATTCAATTTTGAAACTCTTCATCGGGTTCTCTCTGTTGCTGTTTTCTTGCTGTGGCAGGTCCAGCACAATGACTCCAGATTAAAGTCATCATCGGTACCGCCATGAGCTTTAGGAATGATGTGGTCGACACTTGAGGCTTTCGTGGCAATACCGTCTCGCCTGCAGTTCTGACAAAGGTATTTATCCCTCTTCATGATACGGGCCCGTTTAATTTCCCACGGACGACCATAACCACGTGCATGCCGAGTTTTTCCGGGCTGATAGTTACGCCAGCCATCACCGGCGTGTTGCTGCCGATGGATCTGACATCATTCGTTACTGCCGTGCATCCTTTGTGCCGGCAAGGTCGTTTAGCGCATGGAGGCATAACTTTTTCCGAAGTTAGTGATAACGCAGTCGTTAACACCGTTTTGTGTTACAGGGATGATGCCAGGGTGAACTTGGGTGAACTTGATGCCATATTCACCCCAATAAAAAGCCCCGCATAAGCGGGGCTGTAGATTCAGAAATATGGTTTTGGCTACTGGTAGGTATCTGCGAAATGCCCTTCGATCTGAGATCTGACATCAACAGTTTCGTCTAACTTTAAGGAATCATAGCCCTTAATATGGAAATGAGGCTCATATGCATAAATCGTAATGAATGCATATGACCCTTCATCTCCCGTGAAAATCTCATATTTGACGCGAGAAAGACCGGCACCAACTAACATGTATGTATCCAGAAGCTTCTGGGTATTCATCATCCATTCCTTTTCCTTTAAAAATCCTTATCAGCATACATGAATTCGATGGATGACGACAGCAATGAATTCTTGCATACTTCGAAAAAAAACCTCAATATCAGTAAATTAATACCCATACAGACCCCCAAATATGCCAAAAAATAAAGCAGAAAGCAGCCAGGCAAGTGCAGTCTTCTTCATTAAGACTCCGTAAAATGCTATAGACATTGCTAGACACAGCGTTATAAAAACTGGCCACATAGTCAATAAAAAAAACAAATAACCAAAAACCCCACTATTAATAGTTATATTCACCGCTAACTTAACCCTGACGTTCTAAATATGAGCTGTATCGCATGACACCATGCAATCTGTTCTTTCTGGCGAACTATAGCATTATCAAAGCCACTTAGTGAATGCTTGATGCCTTAGCCGCTGAGCTCCGTTAACTGATTTACACCCGCTACGCTTGTTATATCCGGAGTGTTGTCTAAACTATCTAATGACTTTGCTCTGCCACGACAAAGTCCGTCGTTCTACCTGTGAGCTCAGGGATGAGCCACTTCCTGTAGTATCTGGCCTTCCATTTTTTCTCAAAACCAGTAGAAAAACATCCCGCAATCTGACTACACTCCTACATTGGCTGCCCCTGCAGCACCCCGTCAATTTGTCGGATTTACTCCACGGGGTTTTTTATAACCTGAAACTGCTGGACAAAAGGCTCCAAGAACTAAGCCCACCAGCAGCACATTTCCAGGATATCCAGAAACAGGATACCTAAGAGTTGTTATGTCCTTCGAACATATAAGGCGCGTATGATGATTAGTTATATTCAAACCTGAGCTCATCAAGCCTTAATGGTTTTCTTATAAAATTATTTTTGCATTCGATAATGAGTATCTGCCCCTCGCGCAATGCGCAAAGCATAGGGGAGGATTTATCGGAATCACCATTTCCACCGGTGTAATCATTAACCACCAAAAGAGTGTAATCAATCGTGTTATCTCTGACAAGATTGATATTCCCAGCATTCTGCTCACCTCGTAAAATATACTTACCCTGCTTATCTTTTATACCATGAGAGAGAGCCCCACTCCTTTATTAAAATAATAGATAAAAATCTTAAGTCCACCATCTGATACAAGTACTGCCAATGACAGTTTGTCACCTGAAGCTGGATCAGACATTCTTGCATAACATTTTTTAATCACAACCCACCCACTCATTTTTGGGTAGGATATAAGCAAGGCAGGGACTGAACTCAACAAGAAAATAACCTATCCGGCTATAGCTTTATAATAAGCCTGCCAGCGGTACTTATCCAATCTCAGTTGCCGCAAGCACTGAGTGCTTTCAATATCAGCCTGCAGATCTTCGTCGCTGTCCTTCGCGGCGTCACTTGCTTTGCACGGCGGGCTCATCAAATCCGGGGATGGAGTTGGCAGCATCGATGGCGCGCTGACGCAGCTGCACAGCATCATCATCAAACCTGCATACAATACGATTCGGAGACTGAACATATTTCACCACGTCACGGGTTATTGTTTTGTAGATGACCTTACCCGCTTCGTTAGCAGTAGCGGCCTTTTCCTCTACAGGCTTAATAGTATTCTCGGCTTTCTCTCTCTTCTTTGAAGCCTGAGCCTTGATGTGATCAGCGTGAGAACTCCAGCCTGAGCGCCACGAAATCACGTTGGAGGCCAGCAGGATTGTTATAGCGATGATAACAGCGGTTAAGCGATTCATCTTTGCTCCCATAAACAAACTTCACGCTCAACTTCCCTCCGGGTAATAAGTCCTTTCCACTGCTTACCTTTGGCATAGGTCCAGCGGCGCAGCTGATCACACGCACCTTTCTGGTCACCCTGGTTGATTTTGCGAAGCAGAGTAGAGGTCTGGAAGTTCCCGGCTCCGACGTTATAGGCGAATGAGTACAGAGCCCCACGCATTGTTTCTGGGATCGGTTTTTTGATGTAAGGGTTGATCTGCCTGGCGACGGTATTCAGGTCTTTATTTAGTAGCGCCCGACACTCTGCCTCGGTATAGGTTTTGCCGAGCATGATGTCTTTACCTGTGTGGCCGTAACAAACCGTCCAGACACCTACCACATCCTGATAAGGGTCGTATCGCACTCCCTCAAGCCCATCATTACCCATAGGGCCAGTGATGAGTGCAGAGGCAATCGCCAGGGCCCCGCCGCCGACTGCCGCAAGAACACTTTTACGTAGTGTCGGAGACATTATTCACCTCGCACAGCTTTTCGCCGGTCTTCTTTAATTTTGAAATACAGATTCGTCAGGTATGTCAGCAAGCCAAATACCAGACTTCCCAGAACACCGATCGCGGCCCACTGAGATGGGGATACTTTGTCGAGCAATTGCAACATCCAGAACCCCGCGTTACCTGCGGACGTTCCGTAGGCAATACCTGTTGTTAGCTTGTCCATTCGATACATACTCCACCTCCGGGTTAACGGGGTGCTTTGTGCGTGTAGGGGTCAGGCTCATCGGGCTGATTTAACAACGAGCCGTATCGATGATGATTCCCGTGAGCCTGAAACGAAAAAGGCCCGCGAATGCGCAGCCCGTAATTGTCGTGGCGGAATTTTTTAATTGGCGCTGGAACACCACCAGCGGCTGAATCCTGACCCACCAGATACAACAAAGCCCACGCATAGGCATGGGCTCAGGTAAATAAAGAGTGGTGCCGACTACCGGAATCGAACTGGTGACCTACTGATTACAAGTCAGTTGCTCTACCTACTGAGCTAAGTCGGCATTGGTCCGCCATCGAGGCCTCGAACCCCGTACTAAAACAACATTGAGGTTGCTTGCTCTTCCCGATGAGCTAATGGCGGTTTGGTGGCCCTTGCTGGGTTTGAGCCAGCGATCGGGCGGTTATGAGTCGCACGCTCTAACCGCTGAGCTAAAGGGCCGGGAGCGAGATGATACATAAGTCAAACTACCCACGCAACATACATGGTTTTTATGGTTGCTTTGCATCCTGTCTGGTATCGTTAAATAGCCAAAAGTAACTATACAGAAAAGGATGGATATGTCTCAAACAAACAAGCCGCAAGGTGAAAGCAAACCTCAGCAGCCTGCAACTCAAAAACCAGTACCATCTCAGAGCACAGCTGACTTTGCGACGAAACGCGTATTCGTCGGAGATTCTGCTGATTCAGTTAAAGAATACTTAAAAAAACAGCAGAAATAAGCATTGCCACCACTGGGGCGAGGATAGTAAACATCCTCGCCTTATCTAAACAATTGCGGATTTTTTCATTCTGTAAAAGTAACTCATTGGCTGTATCGTTAAGATTAGCAAGCCGGTATCGCCTAATCAGAGGTAAGGGGGTTGCTTCCCCCATGTACCCAGCATCAAAGAATATCTGATAACTAGCTTCCTCAATATCTTTGAAGCTCTGAGTATAAAGACATTGCGGTGGTGCATATATCAGGCCTCTCATTTTTACTGACAACCCTGAGTGAACTAAGTAAATAGCGCACCATGTCCATAGAACCGTAAAAGTTGCTATACCAGCTGCGAGGAAATCAAAGCTCGTTTGTTGTGTAAGGAGTAGAAAAGAAGAACCAATTCCGACAATCTGAATACTCAGAAGTTTGTAACCATTTTCGACGTTTATTTTATTGGACGCTTGAATCTCACGAACTACTTCCTCTCCCTGCTTCTCAAGAAAGTCCACGAGTTTATCGTCAGCATTCAAAAAGTAATCAGGAGGTAGATTTTCCACTTTCATATCCTTATATCTCTCGATGCAATGATCTTACCTGAATACCCTTACCAAACGAACCATCGCTACCAGAAAAAAAACCCCGCCGAAGCGAGGTTGGATAAAAACAGTTGCTTAATTTCGATTAAATCAACCCTTCCTCATTAAGAAAGGAGAAGCCTTTTGAAGTAATAGAAGTGGCGAGCCAATGAGAATCAGCTTTTGACTGCACTGCTGTAATGTATCCCAGCTGGTATAGCTGTTCTATAGCTGAATCAATTTTGTAGGGATGCTCAAAAGGGAAGCTGGTATGTTGGACCGGCACTTTTAAGTTGGGGTCCGTCATGAGAATCATGATTTCTTTATGATGCAGGGTAATAGCCATGTCTAACTCCTCTTTGTGGGGTTAACACGTATTTTACCATGCTTTAATGGGCCATTTTGGAGTGGCTATTTTTCGCACAAAACCCGCCTTTAAGCGGGTTTTTTTGGTTCTGCTGCTCAGTTCGCTTTAACGTCCCGAGCCTATCACAATTCAAGCAGTTCCTGGCTCACTTTGCAAGTAAAATCTGTCGCCATTTGTGCCGAATGCGTCACACATTGGTGCGTACAGCATCGATTCAGCCAAACTAAGCCACGTATCAACTCTGCGTCTACAGGTCATAAAACACCAGTCGGGATGCTTTTCATAGAGCTCTTCCGCTATGCGGCGTTTGCTCTTCCGTAACCGGTAATGCTCCACCAGCAGGTAGTAAAGCTCTTTGTGACCTCCCGTAATGAGGACAGCCCCCAGCACTTTATCAATCCGCAGTCCTTCATCGTCTGTACAGAAAGCCAGACCGCTTTTGTTTTTCCCCGCGAGTATTTCACGAAAAAACGCCTCAAGCTCAGGCTTCGAGATGCCAGACTTCTTCATCCGGCGTAATGCCTCATTGATGGCTGTTTTGGTGACTTTCCCGGAAGCCAGTAACTGGTTGAACATATTGCCGCCACTACCGCCGCCGATGTAAGACCAGCGGCCCCACATGCGCAGCTTCCCTTGAATCCAGATGGCCTCCAGCGTTTTCAGCCTGACCATTTCACCAGCTTTTCCAACCTCGGACGGGTTAATCATTATGCGTTCTCCACTATGCCAGCACGCCAATTGCCAGCGAACGATCCAGAAATCGAAATAGCAGCTCCAGCTGTGAGCCGTGCTTCTCCTCAAATGCCACGGTGTCAGCGTGCAACTCATCGTGATGCGCTCTGCAAAGCGGCAACACAAACAGGTCATGCGCTTTTGTTCCCATTCCACCTTGTCCGTGGCCTATCAGGTGATGGGGATCATCTGCTGGTTTGTTACAGCAGACACACTGCTGGGACTTAACCCAGCGAGTCCAGCTCTCGTTAACCCAGCGGCGGCGCTTTGGTCGCAGCATGAAAGATTCCGGCGTTTCCGTATCTACACAAAGACCAAGAATCTTTTTCTGCACCACTTCGCTCGCCGCTGGCTCCGGCACAATATCGCTCTCCTTCATCACCGGTTGATGCTTTATTTCCGGCAACCGTAGAGCTTTCCTCGCCAGCGTTTCAGGTATGACGTGCGCCAGATTGTTTATCACCAGCCACCAGCACAATTCCGGTATCGTCAGTTGATGGTCTTCGTTGAACCCCAGCTGAGCGCGGATGACCGTTATCAGCCAGGATACCAGGTTCTCACGCGCAATGCCTGCCAGCGTCTCTGTGTACTGGTCACGCACCAGGTTATCGCAGGCCCAGCAAAGCCGGATGCTGCCAGGCTCATGACGGAACAATGTAAAATTTTCGCTGTGCCACGAACCGTGCGGGTACTGGCATTCAAACCGACGCTCCAGCTCGGCCTCCAGCGAGCTGATACCACCCGCGCGCAGAATGACGTCTTTGTTTTCGAATACTGGCTTCAAAAGCGGGTCTTCTGCCAGTGGCTGCGTGGCGGGAGGGATAGCGCCAGTTGCGTAGTCGCTGTATTTTTCCGGTGCCGGCTCAATCAGAACCCGCCCCCTCCTGAACAGCGGCATCAGCTCGGTGCCAGGGCGAAGAAGAACAATGCCCATGCGTGGGGCAATTTCAGGAGTCAGTAATGCTCTCATGTCATTTTCTCCACGGCAGGTAACTCACAGGATAGCCACGACATCTTTTGCGACTTCCCGCGTACTGCTTTTGCAGGAGATCGAACGGCGCGCTTTGATGAATTCCAGGTAAAAACCATGCTCCCGGTACAGGTCGAGAACCTTCGGTGCAGATGAATTTGAAATTACTACCCGAGCCCCACGGTGAAAGGCAGATACGCATTGCTTCGCCAGGTCCACCTGGTTCTCCCAGCTAAAACCACCAGCGGCGTAGGCGGTGAATCCGGTTGTTCCCGGCATCGGTTCGTAAGGCGGATCGCAGTAAACCACATCCCCTTTCCCGGCCAGGCTGATAGTTCGGCGATAGTCAGCAGTCATGAAGACGCAGTTATGCGCCATAGCCGCGAAGGCTTTCATCTCATCCATCGGGTAATACGGGGCCTTGTAGCCTCCCCAGCCCACATTGAACTTATTCGCCTGGTTGTAGCGCATCAAGCCATTGAAGCAATGCCGGTTGAGATACAGGAATGCAGCTGCGCGTTCAGTAGCATCCAGCGTCTGAGCGTTGAACTCTGAACGGATCAGCTCATAGCCATCTGATGACCGCATGTGCTCAAACATCCAGCGGGCCTTTAATTCCACTTCATCCGGCACCACCGCTAACATCTGATACAGATTAATCAGGTCCGGGTTAACGTCCGCCAGCAGGTAATCTGCGTGCTTATCGCTGTTCAGGAATACCGCCCCACCACCAACGAATGGCTCTATCAGGCGTTTCCCTGCCGGGATATGCACGAACAGGTCAGCCAGCTGGGTATACTTTCCACCAGCCCATTTCAGAAATGGCTTGCTCATGAACGGAACCCCGCTGGCACTGAATAATCCACGTCGGAATAACTGGACTTGAACGCCGTGTCTTGTTTAACCCACTTTCCGCCAGTCCAGGCAGGGCGCCCGGCTGCTTCCCATTTTTTGGCCTTGTCGAAATACTCGACGCAGTTCTCGGGAGCAAACAGCGTTTTGGGCCGCAGGTAGTCGCTCATCTTCGGATCCTGAGCCCATTTCTCGTTCAGGTAGTCAACCACCAGCATCAGGTCTTCAGGGCTGTAATCTTCGGCCAGCCGTCCCCGGATATAACCCAGCGTCGTTTTGGTTCGTCCCCCCTTGCCATAGGTCGAATTAGTTACTCGATTAAAATGATCCAGAACGAGTGCAGCCGGATCGGTCTGGTCTGGTTGCAGCGCAACCGGACAAGAGTCTTTACCTGTAATCTCTGTAGTACTCTCTGTTGTATTCTCTGTAAGATCATCGTGCCAATTTGACCTGATGACAGCGGTTCGTTTTGACCTAGTGGAGCGTTTAACATTGACCTCTTCCATCGTGTCATTTTGAACTGATGGAACGGCGCATTTTGACTTCTTCGATTTGGTCACTTTGACCTCATCTAAAAGCTCGCTCTCGTAGTTGATCGTGTAGTAGTTCGTCATGTCACGCTGCGACTTGTTAAGCTGCTCAACTTTAAGCACGCCCAGGCTCTTCAGCCGGGTGAAGGTGCGCTTCAGAGTGGACTCAGACCAGAACGGGAATTGTTCCAGCCATTGCTCTGTTGTGTTGTAGATCCAGCGTACGCCGTCACGCTCCAGCCCTGAGTTAGTTTCCTGCAGCCAGTAGTTAACCTGCTGCAGCGCAATGGCTTCATTCAGGCCAATGCTGTACGCAAGGTCGGGATTAATGACTATCGGCCTTGATGGCATTAACAGGCTCATAAGACCCCTCTATTTCCCTGAATTTTCGTTTGAACTGTTCAAGTGGGCTGAAACACTCATGCTGATACCCTTCGCGCAGGTATATAACGCGCTGTGTTTGGGGCTCCCAGCGTATGACCCTGACCGGGACGCCGTAGTGATCTCTGAACCATCGGTTAAGTTCTCGCATACGCTTTCCGCCTGACTTCTAAAGTCATCTACCGCCCATTGAGCAAACTGGTAGCAGACAGGTTCTATCCCACCGGGTACTCTTACCCCATACACGAACTGCACCGGCCCCTCTCCTCCAGGGACCGGCCGCGCCACAAGTTGCGACCTGCGGTACTGTGTTGGTAGACTGTTCATGCGTTAGTAATCTCCACTGATAACGACACGCCACGACGCCAGGAGCTGCAACTCGCTGGCGTCACTTCTTTTTGCGTGAAAATAACGTGATAATTGCGGCAATCTCTTCTTCCCGAGCTGCCAGATGGCGGCGGTGATGCACCATGATTTCTTCGGCCTCATGCCTTTCAATAACGCCATCTTCAAGCGCCTGTTCGATAATCTGATCAACCTGTCCCCTGGCAGCAGAGGTACGCATTGCACGACTAAACAGGTCCACGCGATCGAGTTCTTCCAGGTGCGGCACATCCACCAGCAGGGCGCCACGACGGCGGGCGAAGTAGTCTGCCAGCAGCGACGTGTTGGAAATGTCTTCCATCGCTTCCAGCTCCGATACTTCAAAAAATCGACAGCCGTTTTTCTCGTAGAGGTTGTTGTTGAACTGCGTCACGGTCATACCCAAGGCGCCAGCCATTGCTTCGCGGCCACCCGGATATGATTTGCACATACCTTTCACGACTTCTTTCAAGTTCATACCTACCCTTTTTGCTTACAATTAGTAGTAACGGTTAAGCTGCTGTTTGATTAGCCTTTAAATACAACTCCGGGTTAACTTTCAGCTTCATTTCTGTTAGAGCTTGGATTTCAAATGCTCGCCCTTTTGGAATGACCTCCCCCCAACCGGATACAGAGGCATGAGATATACCCAGCGCTTTTGCCACATTACCGACGGAGCCAAAGTAAGTAATCACGTCAACTTTTTTCATTTTTTCCTCATATGTAAGGGAAGCAGACAAACAAATGGTAGGATATCTTACACTCAAAGGTCAAGGATTCCTACATTACAAAATGGTAGGATTGCCTACATGAAAATGAATGAACGCATCCGTGCAAGACGTAAAGAGCTGAAACTAACCCAAGCGGTCTTAGCCAAATTAGTGGGCGTTAACCGTGTGACTGTTACTGGGTGGGAGTCAGGAGATTATGAGCCAGGGGGTTCTAACCTTCAGGCGCTTGCTGCTGCGTTAAAAACGAATCCTCAATGGATAATTCATGGTATTGGAGATCCTGTATCGGAGGCACCAACCTATAAGCCTACCGAACGTTTTGGCGTGAAAAGGATTCCAGTCTTATCTTGGGTTCAGGCTGGTGAATGGACCGAAAGCGGCGCGCCAGTTACCGAAAATGATGTTTCAGAATGGATTTACACAACCGCAAATCTTTGTGATGAAGGATTCGCTCTGAAAGTACGTGGTGATTCAATGACTAACCCTAACGGTGCCCCAAGCATACCTGAGGGCTCAATCGTTGTTGTTGACCCAGACTACGGCAGTATTTACGAAGTAAACGGTAAGATTGTCGTTGCCCAAGTGATGGGCTCAGCAGAGGCAACGCTGAAAAAATTTGTAATTGATGGACCTATAAAATATTTGGTTCCTCTTAATCCGAACTATCGTGTGATGGAAGTTAATGGCAACTGTAAGATCGTTGGTGTTGTCAGGCAGGTTGTCACGGACCTCTGATTTTTGAAGAACAATGAAACCGGCATCAAAGCCGGTTTTTTTTACACCTTAATGTAAGTTTTCCTACAAACAGCATTGACACCAAAAGGTAAGTTATCCTACATTAATGTCGTAAGGAATAGGTGAATAGCACACAACACGGAAGCGCATTCCTCTTCTTCCGGTGGGGATCGGTTTGTAACTGAAGGAGTGCGCTTCCAGTTGTGTGGAGAACTAACGTGCCGCCATTGCAGTGGCGGCTAACCCATCAGCAAGAAATTCTAACCAGCTATTCACCCACTTTCATGGGTTGGGTTGCTGCACCCTAAATTCACGCGTTGCAGCGCGTCAGATGGAGAATAAGAGATGGCTAAGACAGCAAATCAACTAATTAAAGAGACATACGAAATTGCCAGAGATATGCCACCAGCTCAGGGAACGATCGTCAAAGAACTGGCGGCTATCCTCGATGTTTCGAACGTAGCTCTTCGCCAGGTTCGTATCGAACGAGACGCTCTTCTCATCGAAGTCAAATCATGGGCGAAGGAGTGTGATCGTATTACTGAGCGACATACCAAGAAACGCACAAATCTGCATGTCCTCGAAGCAATGCGCGATTTGAAAGCAATTTGCCCCACCAGCTTCCGTAACGTGGAGGCTCTCTGATGGCTAAAGACTCAAAGCTTGTATACGGCGCCAACGGCAAAACCAACGTTCTGATGTTCGAACCGGAAAAGCTGCATCTTGTTACCGACAAAACCCATCTTCTCTACGATGAACGTATCAACCTGCCGATCGACGAAGGGATGGTACTGAACATCAAGGAGCTGGGTGTACTGGAGCCGATTATTGTCTGGAAAGACCCTGAAATTGGACTCACCTGCGTAGTTGCAGGCCGTCAGCGCGTTAAACATACGCTGGAGGCAAATAAGCTTCTTTTGAAAGAGGGCAAAGACCCACTGCTTGTTCCCGGAGTCGTTAAGCGTGGTTCGGCAAATCAGATGGCTAAATATATGGTCAGCGAGAACGAAATTCGCCGACCCGATACGCCGCTGGGCCGGGCTAAAAAAATGTCAGACGCGCTCGACCGCGGGCTCGATGAGGACGACATTGCGGTGTTGTTTGGCTGCAGCGTTCAGACCGTACGCGCAACGCTGTCACTGCTGGATGCCACCCAGGCTGTTCGCGATGCAGTGGAGTCCGGAACGGTCACCGTTACCCAGGCGCGTCAGCTTGGTGCGCTCCCACCTGAAGAACAGCGTGCAAAAGTGTCAGCAATCGAGCTGGCGACAGCTGGCACAACCGGCCATGAAAAAGCCCGGCGTCAGCGTAAGATTCTCGGCGAGCAAAAGCCGCGTCTGAAAACCCGCAAAGAAATTACTAAAGCCCTGGAATCTGCCGAAGGTGAGTATGCAAGCGCACTCCGTTGGGTACTTGGGGAGTCCGTATGACAATCATAAAAACCCATACCGGTACCGTGATCACCAAAGACGGTCCGAAGGTTAAAAAACTGCATCAGACAGAGCGGATGTGGGTCGTTGGCAAAAACGAGTTTTACCACAAAGCGACCGGATGCCGTCATTTTGCAGAAAATACGCGCCGCCGGCTGCTGCTCGACACCATCAAGCCTATCGAGTGACGACTGGCCCGGAGAAAAGAATTGTAGAAGTTAAGCCGGTTGCAGCCGGACTTGTGGAGATACACTATGAATCTTGATAACGAGATCATTTCAAACGCAGACCTCGAACGAATTACTGGATACAAGATCCCCTCAAAGCAATCACAGTGTTTACGTGATGCCGGGATTTTCTTTGTTGAAGGGCGAGACGGAAGACCACGCACTACCTGGGCGCATTTCAATAATCCTTTAGCTCAGAGATTACGACAGAACAACGTCGATAATTCGCTGCAGCCCAACTTTGGAGCACTTGATTAATGCCACGCCCAAGAAAAAATAAAGACGATGCCTGGATGCCACCGAGGGTTTACCTCGGGAGATCAGCATATGAATATCATCCTAAAGGAGGCGGCAACATTCGCCTCTGCGACAAAACCAGTACACAAGCTCAGGTATGGAGTGCATGGGAAGCGCTAATGAACGATCGCCCGGACGACTCCATGATGGAAGGACTTATCGAACGCTTCTTTAAATCTGGTGAATTTTTCGAGCTGGCTCTGGAAACCCAAAAGGACTATAGAAAGTACTCAAAAAAAATTATTGATGTATTTGGGAAAATGCCGCCGGACGCTATCAAACCTGAACATGTCCGGCGTTACATGGACAAGCGGGGAATAAAAAGCAGGACACAAGCTAACAGAGAAAAAGCTTTCATGTCTCGCGTGTATCGCTGGGCTTATGAACGCGGGTTCGTTAAAGGGAACCCCACAAAGGGTGTCCGCCAGTATAAAGAAGTTAGCCGAGATCGCTACATAACCAATGAGGAATACCAGGCGCTGTACTCTGTAGCGCCAGACATTGTGAAAGTCGCAATGGAACTCGCTTACCTCTGCTGTGCCAGACAAAACGATGTACTGGAGATGAAAAAAAGCCAATTTATGGAAGAAGGTATCCTGATAAAGCAAAGTAAAACGTCTGTTGCTCAGATAAAAGCATGGAGCCCGCGCTTGAACGCTGCACTTGAGTTGGCAAAAAATTTACCTCTTAACGCTGGCATGAGCAGTCTGTATGTCATCCACCAGCCAGCAGGCGGAAAATACACACGAGACGGCTTTAACAGCCGCTGGAGAAAAGCAAAAATTGAGGCGCAGGAACAGTACCCTCACCTTTCCTTTGACTTCACGTTCCACGATCTCAAAGCAAAAGGGATATCTGACCTCCAGGGTAATCTGTACGAGAAACAGGCAATATCAGGGCATAAGAACGTTGAGCAAACTGCCCGGTATGACAGAAAAATTGCGGTAGTTCCGGTTGTAGATGGACAGGTGGAAAGGAAAAATATTATGAAGTGA